CTTGCAAACTTAATCAAAGGTATGAAAAACAAAAACCAAACTAGAGAGGATAAAATTAAGGCAAGAATACAATACGAGAAACAATCAGTAAATTAACACTTGACATATAGGACTATCTGTTATAGGATAGTCCTATTAACAGAAAGGACGAAATGTTTTATATAACTTACTACGCAAGGAAACACAGAAAGTTTATCACACGTAAAGGTCAGTATGATAAACCTGACGGAACTAAAGGAAAATCTTTTGTATCTAAACAAGGAGTACCTTGTTTAATATACTGGGACTTAGACAACGAGGGTTGGAGAAATGCAACGGGAAAGGTGAGAGTTAGAATATGATTGAATTATTATCTATAATATTTGTGGAAAGCCCTCTAGGGCTTTCTATTATTTTAGTCGCGGGGATATTAGTACTAGGTTACATGGGGTATAAATCATCATGATTGAAACATTATTATTTTTATTAGGATTTACAATTTTTGTTGGAGTTGTATTTTTCTGTATTATGGGGGTTGAATGATTGAATTTACTTTTATGATAACAATAATCGTACTTGTCTTAATAAGTGTGAGGGCTAAATGAAATATCCTTGTCAGGGTCCGAATTGTCATACACGACCGACCAAGGACCGATTTAATAAATCAAGTAAAAGACTCAAAGGACGCAATGCATATTTTCCAATCGATGAAAATCATTCTAGCCCATTTTCAATCTTCTGTACTACGGGCTGTCAACACGATTGGATTAATGCCAACATACAAAATATCGTGGCTCAACGACCAATAACATTTAATCGTGAGCGTAAGCTTAGTGAGGACACGTATCATTTAACTGAGGGGAACTGGTTAAGGTCAGATAAACATTTGACAGACGATTAATAGTAGGATAGTATAGGACTATGATTAAAACAACAAACCCATTCTCAGGAGAAAGTATTGACCTAACTGAGGACGAACACAAAGTATATATGCAAGTTAAACAAGATGAGGTTGACGAGAAGTATGACTCTATGCAAAAGGGATTAAGTAAGTTTAGTAAGATGAATGCTAAAGCTTACTTTGTATTACTAGACTAACAACCACAAGTTGTGGCGCCCTTCGGGCGCCGCGCTTCGCGCATAGAGGTACCAAAGCCATTGCAAAATCCCAGTAAATAAAATAATATAACTAACGTATAGGTTGTAGGGGTCCCACAGATATACCCTTTATGCCAAGTTTTGTATAATTATAACAAGAAAATACTTGCTAGGTTTCAAAATTAATCCTAAAAAATTTTGCAGAAAATTTTTTTGAAATGAAAATAGATTTAGAAAAGATAAAAAGATTACCCCCTGACGTTAAGAAAGAGTTCATGAAAACGTATCTTCAGTTCTCTGAAAAAAAGAAAGAAGCTGAAATAAGAAAAGATTTTATGAAGTTTGTAAAACACGTCTGGCCAGACTTTATTGAAGGATCGCACCACAAGATAGTTGCTGAAAAATTTAATCAGATTGCTGAGGGCAAAATTAAAAGGCTGATTATAAACATGCCCCCTAGACATACAAAGTCCGAGTTCGCTAGCTACCTGCTGCCCGCTTGGATGGTGGGTAGAAACCCGAAGCTCAAGATTATTCAATCTACTAACACCACGGAACTATCAGTTAGGTTCGGGCGTAAAGCAAAACAACTTTTAGATAGCCCTGAGTATCAAGGTATATTTAAAACTAGACTCAGAGAAGATTCACAAGCTGCAGGTAAATGGGAAACACAACAAGGTGGTGAGTATTACGCAGCGGGTGTCGGGAGTGCCATAACAGGTCGTGGCGCAGATTTACTTATCATCGATGACCCACACACAGAACAAGATGCTATGAATCGAGATGCTATGGAGAGAACCTTTGAATGGTATACATCAGGTCCTCGTCAACGTCTTCAGCCAGGAGGATCTATTATCTTGGTCATGACAAGATGGAACACAAAAGACCTTACCGGTATGCTGTTAGGCACGCAGCGAGAAGCCAAGGCTGATCAATGGGAGATTGTAGAGTTCCCTGCTATCATGCCTTCAGGTAAACCACTATGGCCAGAGTATTGGAAGTTAGAAGAATTAGAAGCAGTCAAAGCATCTACAGGTGTTCAGAAATGGAATGCGCAGTATATGCAAAACCCAACTTCAGAAGAAGGAGCAATCATCAAACGAGAGTGGTGGGTGGAGTGGGACAAAGATTGGATACCTGCATTAAAGCATGTCATACAATCTTACGATACAGCGTTTGGCAAAAAACAAACAGCTGACTATTCTGCAATTACAACGTGGGGTGTGTTCTATGAGAACGATGATAGTCCTGCTAGTTTAATATTATTAGATGCTAAAAAAGGCAGATACGATTTTCCAGAGTTAAAACAAGTTGCTATGGAACAATTTAAGTATTGGGATCCTGATACAGTCATCGTTGAGGCTAAAGCATCAGGTCAACCTTTAACCGATGAGCTAAGAAAAATGGGTATACCTGTTGTTAATTTTAGTCCGTCCAAAGGAAATGATAAGCATACACGTGTTAATTCGGTTGCACCTTTATTTGAAAGTGGTATGATATATGCTCCGAACCAGGAATTCGCTGAAGAAGTGATCGAGGAATGTGCGGCTTTTCCATTTGGTGACCATGACGACTTAGTCGACTCGACGACTCAAGCTATTATGCGATTTAGACAAGGTGGTTTTGTTTTACACCCTGACGATTTAAAAGAGGAAAAGATAACTAAAACTAAAAGGAATTATTATTAATGGCAATACAAGGTCCCTTCAAATTATTAGAATTAATGCAAAGAGCGTTTGGTAAAATGTTTGTAAACCAAATCGTTGGTACAAAAGCAAACGTAGTCAAGCCTCAAAAGTTTGATGTGAACGCACCAACAAAATCTATGTATAGCCCAAAAGCTTTTGATAATGATAAAACATTTGATCTTATAGAATCACAACTAATGGAGTACGCTCCGTTTCAGTTGAGCAATAGAAACACACAAGAGGTTGCTAATTACCAAGCAAACCTAGAAATGTATTTAAACGCTAGAAACAAAAAGGCTGGCGGTTCTACAGAGTTCTTTCAAGAAGAGAGCGCAGGAGATGTCATAGATTTAAAAACAAAATCTAAAGTGGATGAAAAAGGTATAACATCATTAAAAGAAAAGTTTGGTTTACCTGAAGGCGTTGACCCACAAAGTGAAAGAGGCCAGTTTATACAAAAACTACAAAGAGCAGAGACAGGTAGCCCTGAGGCAGAGAAGTTAGCAACAGAAGGATTAGAAAACTTTTTTGGTTTTGGTCGTGGTGCAAAAGGCCCAGATCCTTTTACAGAAGGTACACGTAGAGCTGTGATGAGAAAAATTTTACTTCAAGATAATAGAATTAAATTACCAGATGATATTAAAAATAGTTTAAAAAACTTTGATGATTTAAAAGGACCCGGCATGGAAGAAGTGGATCCTTTAATTGTATTTGAAAAATTTTATGTCAGAGACAATAATAAATTAGAAGCTTTAGATGATATTATAGAAGGAGCACGAACACCTGAAGAAGCAGCGAATGAATTTTTAACAGAGTTAGATGGATTTGATTTAGTAGAAACAAAACAAAAACCTGCAGTCAGAGAAGGTTTAGACGACGAAATAAAAGAACTTGAAGAGACAGAAATTTTAGGTGACGATGATCTCCCAAGAGACGACAAAGCAGGCGGTGGGCTATCGTATTTGATGGGGGTTTAATATGGCCTCAGAACTTCTTAAAAACAGAGCACTCATACAAAAACTAAAGGAACCTGAAACTGAAGACATTAGTTTTGGTTTAGCAGACTCAGCACTTGATTACAGCATCGAGTCAATTGAAGAAGATATTTTACCAGAAGCAAAACCAGTAGAATTATTTGAAGAGAGAGAAAGAGTAAGAACAGAAAGACTATCAGACACCCTTACAAAAATTGGTGGTGGCCTGATGGATGAGTCTGTAGATTTTATTAAGAGAGAAGAATTTGCTGAAGGTAGTAAGGTTGCTATGAAAGCGCTAAAAAAATATATCAACTCTCTTTCTGAAGGAACTTTAGTTACAAAAGATTTAATAGAAAAATTTTATAAAGACAACAATCTTACGGGAAGTAAAGATTTTCAACATATCTTAAATAAAGTTAGGGGAAGTCAAGATATTAAACCAGGAATTAATTTTGAAGAATCAAAAAAAGTTACTACTAGAAGAAGAGAGTTTGATGATTTAGGTGTTAAGTTGAAGAAAGTAAATCCAGCTGAACCCCTTCAATTTATAGGTAAAAAAGATGATATCACAGGTATCACTGACAAAAGATTTCAGAGAGAATATAAATTAACTAAGAATGGTCAAAATTTTGTAGATAACTTTAACGTTTTGGTAGACGCCTACGATGGTTCTTTTAAATTTACTCCAGATAGAATATCCATAGCTATTAAAGCTGCAGGAGGCGATCCTAAATACAGAAATGTATTAAAAAATAAAATTGGAGACGCAACAAGTCCGGTAAGAAATCAATTAAAAATTCCAAAACAAAACCCAGAAAAAATAAAAAATTATATAAAAAACGTTGTTTTAAACCCAGAAACTAAATGGCAGGAGCTAAAGGGAGGTTCTTTAAATAAACATTTAGCCATAAAATTTGACGCTACTACTAGATACATTGATAAAGTGCTTTCAACAGCTGGAAGTCCTGATCCAGAAATACCTCAACTTGTTAAAGAAAATAAAAGACTTTTTAATTTTTTAAACAGCAACGAGTTTAGAAAAAAATTTGGCACAAAAAAATCTAGAATACAAACGATTGGTGACATTCAAGAGTTTGCAGAAATGAGACCAAAAGGTTTAGCTAGCTATACTGCAAGATCAAAAAATCCAGGAATTTTCATATTTGATTCTGCTTTTAGAAATTTTACACAAGCCATGGATGCTCAAGATGCTGGTAAAAACGTTACACCTAAAGTTAAATTTATTGGTGATCCAAGAGTTCAAAATCCATCAAAATGGAAATTTGTTTATAAAAATAAAACTTTTGGATTTAATAACGTAGAGGGAAGTTTAACAGATAGACAGATGTCAAAAAATGCTCTTCCTGAATCAGCTAGAACAATTAATGATTTAGGAACAACAACAGAAGCAGGTAAATTAAAATATGGTAAAATTTTTCCAGAAGTTTATTCTATATTCGAAGACAAAGCAAAATATGATTCTGCTACATATAAAGGAAAACAACTTGATTGGTACAGAAGAAACACTAAGGCTGATATAACTGGAGATGAGTGGAGAAGAAAGATGCCTAGTGTTGAGATTGATCACTTTAAAGGAGTTGGAAAAAATCCTTTTGATAATCTTAGACTTCTAGACAGAGATGTAAATTCCTCTGCAGGTAATCTTTATAGATCTTATCAAACAGGTAACATAAGTAAAAAAGAATATGATACAGGATTAAAAGCACTTGGTTTTGATGAAGAATATAAAGGCGTTGATAATTTTATAAAAGATAAAATAAAAGAATTAGAAACAGATACTGTAAAAATACCTAAAGTTAAGGAAGCGTTTGAAGCCATTGAAAATAAAGCAGGCCAGAAAAAATTAACTGCTCTTCAAGAACTTTCATCGAGAGTTGGCTCAGGTGTTGACCCA